AAACTCCTTGTCTGCTTGTGGAATGGGGGAAGCGCCCCACGTCGCCCAGTCTGTCCCGGTGTTTTGGTCGCCACTGCGACACCTCGAACCAGCGCGCCCTTTGGGTACGATGGCCAGATGATTGATCTTTATGTTGCGTTGGATGGCGTCGTATTGTTCGCCGTTGGCGTTACCTTCTACTAACTCCAAGTCGCAGGTATATCCTGCCGACAATTCGCGCGTGCCGCCCTCAATCGCAGAAATCGCATCCGCGTCCTTGACGATCAGAGGCAACTTGATCTTGTTGCCGTCCCATGTTGCCTCTGTGGAAACCTCACCCTTGGCAAGATCCTTCCAATTCGCGTCCGTTACCGGGACATCAGGGTGGCCAAGCGTGATGGGTGCGTGACTGAAGGTAAGCAGGCTTTCGGGCTTTCGAACCTCACTCTCCGGGCGATACACTCGGACTGTGGCGCGATCCACAAGGCCGACCTCGGCCCCGCTATAAACCTGAATCCCGGTGCGAACGGCAAAAGCCTCCGCCAAAAGTGCGTTATCCTGCGCGCGGCGTGTCGTGCCAGAAAGCGTTGCGGTGTCCGTGAATCTTTGCGTCATCGCGCATCCCCTGTCAGTGGGTCTGTATTTTCGGATACGGGCGGTTGGCTATACTCGGCAACCGCAGTTTCCAATCCTGGGAACGCCCCATTTTCAGTCAAGGCATTGACGGTTGCTTTGCCAACCGCCTCAACCGAACCTGCCTCCATTTGCAGAAGCCCATTGCCAGCCGTAACAATCTTTTCCGCCACATTCGCGCGATCCACCTCAGACATCTGCCATAGAGGACGCCATGTGTAATGCAGCTCAGGCGGGCGCACCCCCAAAGCCGAACGGATCAAGCATTCGTCAAGCACCCGCATTGCGGGGCCTATCTCAAGTGTTTGCTCTTGCTTCACCCGATCATAGTAGTTTCGAAGGTCGCCCTCCCCGGTGGAATTCATGCCAGCGGGTGACATGCCGAAAAGCCGCGTCATTGGGATTCCGCTGGCCGCACTAACCACCTGCATAAAGCGATCGATCACATCCGGCAGGGTTGCGAAACTGGCCGTCTTTTGTTCGTATTCCTCGCCAGCATCCAACATCAGGGTTCCATTCACACCCTTTGCGGTCATGGCCAAAGCAAACCGTTTCAACATCAGGCTTTCATATTCCGCGCCACCATCCCGAAGGCTTTGCGTGAAATCCTTGATCTTGATTACGTCAACCTTGGCTTCAAAAACCAAGCTGGCCACGTTTGCCAAGGTTCCATCAAGATGGCCCACCTTTTCCATCGCGGTCTGCAAAACACTGTCGCCCCAGCCGGACATTCCCTGTGCCGTTGCGTTATTGGGCACGTCATCACCCGTAAACAGGACAAGCCGGGTAGGATGAATATCCATGTGCGATCCACCGCCGCCAGACACTCGATAGGCAACGGGCTTTCCGTATCCCGGCACGGCAGGATTCAACTGCAACGCCTCAACACCCAACTCTTGGCGATCCAAAACAGTAAGATACTGCAACCCGCCTCTGCGCACAGTTTCGGGCGACAGAGGCTTTTCGGGGTCCGCATCGCCGGTCCCAATGTAAATTGCCGAGCCTCCATAAAGACGCGCACGAATTCTTGCGTCCCTAACGGTGGAAACCAAATTGAGGCGCGCTTCCTCATCCTCAATCGCGCTGATTTGAGATGCGGAAGCCTGCCACCCTCTCCATTCCCGGCACGCATCATCAGCCGGATAATCGACTACCGATTTCGCAACAGACGACCCGCGATAAGCGTCAAGCAACATCTGGTCAGACAGCAAAGATACTGCATAGCCATTGGCAAACGCCTTGTCCCGGCTGGTGCCCAAATTGGCCACAAGGTTCTGAAACCCATCTGTCGCACGGATCGCGGGCATCACTTGCCCACCTGCCGTCTTGCGATAGTGCGGTTTCGTCATATTGCGCCCTGCCATGAATAGCCGTGTTGGTTCTGGATCATCGGCGCAAGCGCATATCTGATCTGATCTATGTAGTGGTTGTTGGCATCAACAATGACCGGGCGAATATCCCCGGAAAGTCGGTCAACCTTGTAACTGTAGAGCCTGAATTCGCGTGCCGTCGCGGGGCAATCCGGGTGGATTACAACGCGTTCAAACGACTTGATGAACTCCACCCCGTCCTCAACGCTACCCTGCCATTTCTTGACGCCCTCCATGCGAGGAAGCCCGTGACGCTTTAGGTAACTGATGCTTTCCGGCCTTGCGCTATCGGCCCGGATGGCCTCGCGCTCAATGCCCGGTATGGCGTCCATTACGAACTGAGCCGTTTCGTCCAACTCCAGTCCGACCTTGCCGCACTCGCGGCGAATGTAGAGCGTTCCGTCATGCACCCACTGCTCGCCCGCTACCGTGGGGTCTTGAGCAAACCCAAAGTCCATGCCGTGATATGGGCCGTTCCACCCGGCCTGCGGTTCAAATGCCTCAACCGCGAATTTGCCCCGGAATACCTGGGCGTCTGTGATTGTGAGAAACCCACCTTCCCACACGTGGTCGTAAGTATCGGCCCGGAACTTCTGGTCCTCTAGCCGTTGCTTGTTCAGCACTTCAGGAAACCACGGATTGTCCCGCCAGTTCACATCAGTGACAATGCAATCATCCGCTGTGTTCTGAACAAAGCGGCGATGCGTTGCGCTATCCGGGCTTTCCGGGTTGTAGCTTACCCAATTTTCAGCAATCCACCCCGGCCCTTCCTCTCGGATGGTCGGGATTAGCTTTCGCCACGCTGCGTCTGAAACGCTTTCGGCTTCATCCGTCCAGTTGCCAATGATCCGCGCCTTGGACTTGATGCTGTCCAGGTTGTGCCGCAGCCCAGCAAAGGCAAAACTGATCCGCCGATTTTTGGTCCGAATGTATTTCTCGCCAATGTCGAAGTAATCCAAAAGCCACGGCTCGGAACGAATGGCAGCCTTAATCTCCTCCATTGAACTTTCGTCCAGAGAGTTGAGGTGTTCACGACTGGCAAGGAAAACGCCCTCAACCCCAGCCTCTGCAAGCTGGTAAACTCGCGCCGCGCTGCGCTTTGCAATGCCCCTTGTTTTCCCTGACCCTCGCCCACCCCGGAAAACCCGCGTTCGTGCGGGCCGTGCAAAGTTTGCTGTAAGGGCGGGTATTTCTCTAACTGTCGCCTTCATTCGACACGTCAGGCGCGACAAACTCAACCATCGTCGGGCGAGGTGTCATGCTGCCATCAGGGCTTTCGATGTTGACCGACTGAACGGGCGTCCCGAGGCCTCTATCCTCACTGTCTTTCAGAAGCTTGAGAATTGCAGCGTCTATGTGGTCCATCTTTGCGCCACCCTCTGTCGCATCGACAAGAGCGTCCAGAAGCTTTCCCCTGAGCAATGTCGCCTTTTCCGCGTTTTCAACCTCGGCCCTTCGCTGTGCCGCCGTCTTGCCCCCAGGGTTGCCAGATTTGCCCGGCTCAAACTTTGGGGCGGTGAGATTTGCTGCGGCGTTCGGGTTGTTCATGTTGCTATCCCTGCTTTCAGGCATACTTGCGCCACATGCCCCTTCATGCTTGGGTGACCCTTTCACCCAGGAGATTGCCATGAGGCTTCTAATCGTTATTCCACTCGCCATGCTCGCCGGATGTGGCGAAAACGCTCAATACGTTATGGACACATACCGGGGCATTGATCCGCTCCAATATGAGGCAGACGGGCAAAGCTGGCGGATCTTTGACAAACCGTCCGAAGGCAAGATGATGATTACCCCCACCATTGGCAGGGCCATGAGTTCAGGCGCGACGCTGGGCCTTGATGGAAGTCAGGTTAACAAAAGCGAAACCTATGTTCCTGCCGCGACTGCCTACCTTGATGAAAAGGGATGCGGCATCGTTGATCGGCGGATTGTATTTACTGCGCAGGCAGAATTCACCTACACCTGCTAACCCCGTTCGGTGGCTGCACACCTCCCACATTGCAGGCTGCGCATGTGGTGTGGGGGATTAACGGCAGTGTGCTGGGCTGTACACTTAGCTAAGAAACGCCGAAATCAGAAAGCTCAATCAGCAAGCTCAGCAATACACAAATGGCCACAATCGAACCAAACCTGATTGCTGGCCACAACTGGGATATGGTCAGGCTCATGGCCTCTCGATCCGCGCCAAAGAAAGCGGCCAAATAATGTGAAAGTCGATTCATCAATGACCTACCCCCCCTATCAGCAGGCCCGCCTTTACGCGTTGGCCTGAACCACCAGACTTGCCAGTGGCCGGTTATTTTGGCCGGAGAGATTAACAAGTGCCGGGTCACTGGCGCAGGACAGGGTGCACCTCCTACGATACGTGGCTTTCCACGCGTCACATGCGTCGTGCAATGAGACCCCTTTGCCAACGCAAGAAACGCCGGGGAATTCTGGAGCGGCGAGGGGTAATCGAAACCCCACAGCATGGCTTGGAAGGCCAGCGACACGCCTTGTGCATCGCCGCATTTTTTGGGTGCAGGCCGTGCAAAAGCGCCCGAACGCGGCCTACCGTGATCACTGGCATCCTGTGGGAAGCCTCTCAGCCGTCGCTACACTCAGAAAGACCAGGTAACGGCGATCAATTCCGCAAGCCCAAAGCGCGGCGGGTCTTAACGTGCCGCGCTAGTCCTGACCTTTCAAAATGCAGTAGCACCGGCCCTATAAGCCAATGCGGCCTACCACCTCTATCTTTTCCTCAACTGTATCACAATTCCGATGTGCGACAGCATCGCTGGCATTAGTACTTGGGTCACCCCACTTAAGGTGCTTGGGGTTAACACAAGACAGATGACCATTGCCACACTTGTGTGTTGCAAATGCGTTCTGCCACTTTGGAGTGCCTTGCGTGAGCAGGAGCATAAACCTTGCTGAGGATATGCTCTTTCCGCAATAAGTCAGACCAGCAGCAACATCCCTTTGTGCGCCTGGAACAAAAATGCACTCATCCTGATCAACGTGCCTACAGCTTTCCACAAACTCTTTGATCGTCGGCTTGGTCGTCCCTTTATCGCCCTGGGCCTTAAATCTGGCATGGCGTCGAGAGCGGCTTGACATTGCTTTGTCCGGGTTCCGCTTCTTCTTGTTCGTCGCGCGCCTTTTGGTCACCCAACGATGGCCATTTTCCTTCATCCATTCATTTGCAGACATTTCTGCCATGGCAATTCTTTCGGGCATTATTAGGGCTTTCGCGGCGGGCACCCCACCTTTCCCACTTTACCCGGCGGGCCACAGGCGCGAACTCCATTTCAGGTTTCGCGCTACCGCGTTGTTCGGGTCTGACCCTCTTATACCACAGATTGTGTAGCTATCAAGGGGTGGATCATAACTGG